TCTTGAAGATAAAGAAAAACTTCAATTGATTCAATATGATGTCTTAATATGGTGGGAGACAAGAATTAATAAAGTAAGGAATAAAGTAAAGGAAGTATTATTCACCAACCTAATAAAAAATAAACTAAAGGATTTTCCTCCTATAAATTTTGTAAGTATTGAAGAATCCGAAGACAGGAGAAAATTACTTTATAATAGTTTTGAAAAATATAAATTACCAAATATAACTCCCCATATCTACAAAAGATATAATGATATGGATCATCAAATAAGTGGTAAAGACTGTGATTTTTTAATACCGAAACATCATAGAGGTCCAGTAACTTCTCACTTAAAGGCAATTAAGGAGTGGTATGAAACTACAAATGAAGATTATGCCTTCTTTTGTGAAGATGATTTAAGTTTTGAATCTGTTCAATATTGGAATTTTACCTGGGAAGAATTTTTTAACAAACTTCCCGAAAATTGGGAATGCGTCCAACTATGCTTTATTAGCACTGCTGATTGGTACACTGATAGTAGATTATATGATGCAAACCATGTCTTTAGATATAGAGATTGGTGCGATTGGTCTTGCTGTGCTTATCTAATTAAAAGATCGCACGCTAAAAATATAGTAGAAAATTATTTTAATGGTGATGAAATTATTTTGGAGTATAAAGGAATTGATTATGAAGGTAGAGAAAGGTCTGACCATAGATGGTTAATTCCTACTCCAGAATCAATGGTGTATTCTTATTTCAAAGAAAACTCTATTTACTTTATTCCATTATTTTTGGAATCATTAAACTTCAAAAGCACTTGGGTAACTGATGAAAGTCAGAATTCTTTCCATACTTACTCTAATATTAGTGTTCTGAATTGGTGGAAAACAATTGGCAAAAACCTTAGTTTGGATGCTATAATACCTTAATATATACTAGGATGACTATAAAATAGTATGGGATTTGTAAAAAAAGTTTTAGATAATGGTGGATATATTAAACCCTTAATCATACCATCAGAATTAACTCAAGGAACAGGATTACTCAATCCTTCAGTTTTTATAGATGAATATGGAAATATACTTGTAAATATAAGACATATTCAATACACTTTATATCATGCAGAATTAAACAGATATGAACATCAGTGGGGTCCATTAGTTTATCTTCATCCAGAGAATGATCTTACATTGACAACTACAAATTATATTTGTAGATTGGATTCAAATTTAGACATACAATCATTTGGTCAAGTAGATACTTCCTTATTGGATGTTAAACCAATTTGGGAGTTTGTTGGTCTTGAAGATGCTAGGTTATTTAATTGGGAAGGTAAGTTATATCTGTGTGGTGTTCGTAGAGATACCACAACTCATGGTGAGGGGAGGATGGAATTGTCCGAACTTCAAATTAGCAATAATACAATAAAAGAAATTTCTAGAGTTAGAATACCTGCTCCTGGAGATAATAAATCTTATTGTGAGAAAAATTGGATGCCAATATTGGATCAGCCATACCACTTTGTTAAATGGACTAATCCAGTAGAAGTTGTTAAGTTTGATTTGCAATCTCAGACAACTACTCAAGTTCACCTTGGTGAACATAAACAAATGCCAGCTGATCTTCGGGGTGGTTCTCAAGTCATCCCATATAAAAATGGATACCTTACTTTAAATCATGAGACTTATCTTTACAACAGTGAGGCAGGTAGAAAGGATGGTACTTATAGGCATCGTTTTACTTATTGGGATAAGAATTGGAATGTAATTTCTCATTCAGATAACTTTGAGTTTCTTGGGGGTAAGATTGAATTTTCTTGTGGATTAGCAAAGAGAGAAAATGATTTCTTGATTAGTTTTGGTTTCCAAGATAATGCTGCATATATTTTAAGTGTTCCTGAAAGAATTGTGGAGGAAATGATCAATGCTTGATGTACTAAATGAATACTGTCTAGATACTGAAAATTCGAAATATAACTTTAATTTGGCATTAGAATATGACAAGATAGGACAAACTGCCTCTGCTATTTCCTTTTACTTAAGAGCAGCAGAAAGAAGTGAAGATCCTGAATTGTCATACACTTCAATCCTTAAAATGGCATTATGCTTCCAAAAGCAGGGGGGAAGAATTCAAACTGTTAAAGGGGCATATCAGCAGGCAATAACAATCCTACCAAAAAGACCTGAAGCATATTATCTATTAGCAAAAATCCATAGGGAAACTAGTATTCATCATGAGGCATATTCGACGATAGAAATTGCTCTTAATATCTGTGATTTTGATGATACTAAATTATGTGAAAATGTTGGATATTCAGGTTATCATGATTTAATTTTTGAAAAGGCAGTTTCTTCTTGGTGGTGGGGAAAGAAAGATGAATCGAGAAAGTTATTCCGAAGATTATTTGAAGAATATTGGGATGTTCTTGATGAAAAGTCCAAAGAAGTAGTAATAGACCATATTTCTAGATTGGGATATACATCTAGAACGCAATCATTTTTACAGTATGATAAAACAAAGTATCATTCATTAAGATATAATTTCCCAGGTTTAGAAACTATTGATAGAAATTATTCTCAAGTTTATCAAGATATGTTTGTTCTTTCTATGTTGAAGGGAAAGAAGAATGGAACTTACCTTGAGGTTGGATCTTGCCATCCATTTGATGGAAGTAACACTGCTTTACTTGAAACTAAATTTAAATGGTCAGGAGTGTCCATTGAATTTAAAGAAGATCTAGTTAATTCTCATAATTCTCAGAGATTGCCAACTGCTATTTGTGCCGATGCTCTTAAGATAGATTATCGATCTCTCTTGAAAGAAAAATTTTCTACAAAAACTATTGATTATCTTCAACTTGATATTGAACCTGCAAAAAATACTTATGAAGTTCTGTTAAAAATTCCTTTTGATGAATATAAATTCGCAGTGATTACATACGAACATGATCATTATGTGGATGCAACTAAAAAATGTAGAGAAAAGTCTAGAGAATATCTACAGTCTAATGGATACATTTTAGTTGTTTCTGATATATCTTCTGACGGTGTATGTTCTTATGAAGATTGGTGGGTTCATCCTGATTTAGTTGATCATAATGTAATACAAATTATGAAAGATACTTCTGATGAAATAAAGGAAATTGAAAAATACTTTCTCAATAAGAAATTTTATGCCGAATTTGAAACTGATAAGTACATTTTTGAAAACTTTTTCCCAGACTTAACTTATAATGGGGTTATAGTTGAAGTTGGTGCAGGACCACCAGAGTTTTTGAGTAACTCTAAATTCTTTAGAGATCATGGTTGGAGGTCAATTTGCATCGAACCAAATCCAAAATTTGTGGAACAGCATAAAAACCTTGGAAGTGAAGTATATCAATATGCTTGTTCAAACACCGAGGGGAAATCTAATTTCACAATAAATTTAAATAATGATCATTGGTACTCAGAAACTCATGATGGGGTCAGTTTCTCTGCATTGGAGATTAGATATGATGGAGTTCCGGAACATAATACTCAAAATACAATAGAAGTCGAACGAATAAAATTGAATACTCTTCTTGAAAAATTATCAATAGAAAAAGTTGATATTCTTTCTATTGATGTTGAGGGATGGGAACTTGAAGTATTGATGGGGTTCGATCATTTGAAATATAATCCGAAAGTTATAGTTTTGGAAAATTTTGAAAAAAATATTGAATATGAAAAATTTATGAATTCTATCGGATATACTAAAAATATTAATCTGGGATATAATGAAGTATATTTTAAAAATCAAACAGAATCTTCGAATAGAAAAATTTTTTCTATAAGTGAAAAAACTCAAAACACTGTTTGGTCTGTAGATAACTTCTACGAAAATCCTGATGCAGTAAGAGAATTTGCATTGAATCAAGAATATGTTGAAGGTGGATTCGGTAGAGGATTCATCGGACGTAGGACAGATAAGCAATTTTTATTTCCAGGTCTCAAAGAAAAATTTGAGGAAATTATTGGAATGAAAATTACAGAATGGGAAAGTCACGGTATGAATGGAAGGTTTCAAAATGCACATGCAGGAGAACCTTTAGTTTGGCACTGCGATAGTCAAAAGTGGGGAGGTATGCTATACTTGACTCCTGATGCCCCATATCAATGTGGAACTACACTATATGCTCATAAGAAAACTAGAGCAAGAAGTTATTATGATGAAGGGTGGGATGCTGCCTGGAAAGACATTCCCGGAGATCCTCATCTAGATGGAACTTCATTTGAACCAGTGGATGTTCTTGGAAATGTTTATAACCGTCTAGTAATTTTTGATGCAAGCAATATTCATTCTGCTTCTGAATATTTTGGAACAGTAATGGAAAATTCTAGACTATGGCAAATGTTCTTTTTCGATACTTAATTTTATGAATTTTACAGTTTATTCAAAATACGGTTGTCCTTATTGTGTTAAGGTACTTCAAGTTCTCAATACCTTGAGTGTAAATAAAGGTTATCAGATCACAGAGTATGTTTTAAATACTCACTTCAGTCGTGAAGATTTTTATGCAGAGTTTGGAGAGGGATCTACTTTCCCTCAAGTAGTTTTGGCAGATAAGCATCTTGGAGGTTGTTCTGATACTGTTAAATACTTAAAGGAAAATAATATGCTTTGATGACTTCTATAAATAAAGGTGATTCCTCGCAAATCAATCGAGGTGTTGAATTAATATTAAGGAGAGAAAACCGTAAATCTAAAACATTTCAATATTGTTTTGAGAAGGTGGTCTCATTCTTTAATAGAGAAGTTACCATCTACTTTAATTTTTCCTTTGATATAAGGAAGCAAAAGTAGTATAGGAGAATTACAATGTTAGCAATCACCTTGGTCTTTTCAGTTCTTTTTGTTATACTAGCACTCTCTATTGGAGTGATAGGTGGATGGGTATTTAGAGAGTATGTTTGGTCTAGAAGACCTGAAAATCTGCATCCAGAATTATTTGATGCAGATGGAAATGTTTATCCCGATGAAATCATTGCTTTTAGATTTGAGCAAGTCGATCCAGAGGAAGATTACGAAGATTAATTAATGGAGATTTAAGAATGAAGTTACCACCAAATCAATTGGTGTCTGAAGTTATTCAAAGAGCATCAAACGCAAAAACTAGAGAAGAGAAAATCGAAATTCTTCGTCATTATGATAGTCCAGCATTGAGGGCAGTTTTAATTTGGAACTTCGACCCAAGAATTGAATCAGCAATTCCTGCTGGAGAAGTTCCATATACTGCAAACGATGCTCCTGCTGGAACAGAACACACTAGATTGATTCATGAATGGCAGAAATTTAATCATTTTGTGAAAGGAGTTAATAACCTCAATCAAACAAAACGAGAAGTTCTTTTTATTCAGTTGTGTGAATCTCTTCATAGTTCTGAAGCAGAACTTCTTTGTTTAACTAAAGATAAGCAAGTTCATAAAAGATATAAAATTACTAAAGCAGTAGTTCAAGATGCTTTCCCCGAGATTGTTTGGGGGGATGAAGATTGAAAATAATTCATAAGAATTGTGATCCAGTCACTGCAAAGGATAAGAGTCTTCCCCTAGATTCTTATCTTGTTACATATTTGAATGAGGATAACGTTTCTTATGATGTCGTAAAAGCATCATCTAAAGTGTCTATCTTCGATCACTACTATGATAATTATGGGAAAGGATCCCCTATTGATATTAAATGGACTGATGGAACAGTAAATCCAAAACTATGGGGGTCTCAAAAAACTAAAAAGAAGGGATGATGGGAAAGCACTATTTACTTAACTTATATGGATGTTCCTTTGTCCTTCTTGATGATGAAAAATGCCTTATAGATTTATTGGAGAATGCAGCAGTTGCTAGTGGTGCCACTGTGGTTCAAACCATCTCTAAAAAGTTTGAACCACAAGGTGTTACTGTAATTTGTCTTCTATCAGAAAGTCATATCAGCATTCATACTTGGCCTGAAGAGGGTAAGGCTGCAGTAGATGTCTATACCTGTGGTGATTGTAATCCCAAGATCGGTTGTGATATCATCATTCAACAACTTTATGCCAAGGATCATACTTTGAGTTATATTGAAAGATAAAATAAATACACTATATCTGGAGATTATATATGCTCTCTACTGCTTATAGATTGCGTCTTGAAGAGATTTGCGATAGGATAGTGAGACAAGAAGAAGTAAGTCTAGAAGATATTATCTGGGCAGAAAAACTTGCCAAGACAAATAGATCTGCAGCAACAATCTTAAGGCAAGCAAGAAGACGTGCTTCTAATCCAGATATGCAAGAGGGAAGTATGGATGATTTTTTAAATCAACTTGATTTAGGAGATCCAGATCCCTCAAATCATAAGAATAGATTTGGTGGAGTTGATGACATTATTGATTTCTTTTCTGGGGATAAACCAGATGACTGGAGACAAAGAGATTAAAACTGTATCCGATTTTACAAAAGTATTCTTATAGATATAACACGTTCATTTGCTATTCGCAAATAGCAAACGGAAGTAGGGAAACCGAAGGAACGCACTTTTACAATAGTAAAGGAGCACCCTAATGTCTAAAGCAACTTATAGAGGATGTCAGTATAATACTGATGTCCCAAAGGAAGAATATCGTAAGTGGTATTCACAAACACATTCACCAGCACATCCACAAAATACATATCGTGGAGTTTCTTACCGTCCCTGTAATAATCAGGAGGTTGCAAAGTGAATACTTATTTTGTTAGATATCTTAAGAATAAGGATAGAAAGGAAAAACTTCTTAAGATCGCACAAATTAATATGGCAAAGCAACCTCAAGTTGCTTGATAATTCAGAGGGGGACTTGACTTCCCCTCTTTTTTTGTGTAAAATTCGGGAAACACTATTCAACATATGGATGTAGAAAAAATCAAACTCATCGTCAACAATATGGAATGTCTTGTCAGATGTTTGAAGGAAGAAATTTCAAAAGAAGAACCGACTAAAATGGAGTATGTAAAGTTCACTACTCCATATGATAATAACGATTACGATGAAGTGTATCTAGATGAGAATTAAAAAGATGATGAGACTGCTTAAGGAAGCAGTGGAACAAAAACCTAATCTTTATTCAGAAGAAGAATTAAATTATATGAAATCTCAATTGGAGAACATTGAGAAACAGATTAAACTAGCAAAAAGAATGGACTATAGGGGATTTGGTAAATGATTAAACTAATTTCAATCACTCAAGGTGCTGGAGAACTTATCAATGCAAATGCACAAGAAGTAATTTCATATATTGCCAGAGTTAGTAATCCAAGCAATCAATTAAATTTTGATACTTCTGCTGGTCTTCTTAAGTATTGCATCAAGCATGAGCACTGGAGTATCTTTGAACATGCTTTTATGACACTTGAGATTAATACTACCAGAGGTATTGCAGCTCAAGTGCTTCGTCACAGATCATTCACCTTCCAGGAATTTTCACAGAGGTATGCTGATACCAACCTTCTATCAGATGTAGCAAAAGTTCCTGAACTTCGTAGACAGGATACCAAAAATCGTCAGAATTCTACTGATGATCTAGATGGTTATCTGAAACTCACACTTCAAAGTGAAATTCAAGAATACTTTATTAAAGGTCAGGCAATTTACAACAGACTTCTTTCTCAAGGAGTAGCAAAAGAATGTGCTAGATTTATTCTTCCCCTTGCAACTCCAACCAGGATTTATATGACTGGTTCTTGTAGGTCTTGGATACATTATATCAATCTTCGTTCTGCCCATGGAACCCAGAAAGAACATATGGAGATTGCTGAAGGGTGTAGAGAAATCTTCAATCAACAATTCCCAGATGCTGCAAAGGCTCTTGAGTGGGTCTAAATAAAATATATTGATTTCATAACTTATGGCAATTTATCCTGTTATTCATGTAGAAACTGGAGAAAAGAAAGAAGTTGAGATGAGTGTTCATGAGATCACTCAATGGTACAAAGACAATCCCGAATGGAAAAGAGATTGGTCTGAAGGTTGTGCAAGTCCTGGAGAGACTGGTGATTGGAGAAACAAACTAATCAGCAGAAATCCAGGATGGAATGATGTTTTGGATCGTGCAAGTAAAGCTCCAGGTTCCCGTGTAAAGAAACTCTAATGGCAAGAAAAAGAAGAAACAATGATTTGCAGCCAATTGGAATTGGCATGACCGCAAAGCAAATGAAGAGAAGGAAACCAATCAATACAGATTTCCTTTGTGATATTAATCCAGTAACACAAAATCAAACTAAACTTTTTGATGCCTACAATTCAGATAAACATTTGTTTGTGTATGGATGTGCTGGAACAGGTAAAACATTCTGTGCTCTTTACCTAGCACTCAAAGATGTTCTCAGTGAGATTACTCCATATCAAAAGATTGTGATTGTGAGATCTCTAGTTGCCACTAGGGAGATTGGTTTCCTTCCTGGAGACCATGATGATAAATCTGCACTTTATCAAATTCCTTATAAGAATATGGTAAAGTATATGTTTGAGATGCCAGATGATGCTTCATTTGAAATGCTCTATGGTAATCTGAAGCAGCAAGAAACAATTACTTTCTGGAGTACATCTTTTATCAGAGGTACAACTTTAGACAATTCAATTATCATTGTTGATGAAGCACAAAACTTGAACTTCCATGAACTTGATAGTATAATTACTAGGGTTGGTGATAACTCCAGAATTGTTTTCTGTGGTGATGCAACTCAAACTGATCTTACCAAGACTAATGAAAGGAATGGTATTCTAGACTTTATGAAAATCATCCAAAGAATGCCTGAATTTGAATCAATTGAATTCGGTGTTGATGATATTGTAAGATCTGGTCTGGTCAAGTCTTATATTGTAAATAAAATGGCAGCAGGGTTCTAATGTTTAATCATTGTAATGTAAGTCTCCCTCAACTTGAGAGGGAGACTATTGATGGGGTTAGATATTATAAAATCCTAGATGAAGATGGAGTTCATAAGTTTGCATCCATTACTTCAGTCACAAGTTATCACAATCGACACATCTTTGAAGACTGGAGAAAACGAGTCGGAGAAGAAGAGGCAAATCGAGTCAATAAAGCAGCAACAAGTAGAGGAACTGATCTTCATACATTAGTTGAAAATCACCTCCTGAATAAAGATCTTCCAGAGGTTCAATTAATCTCGAAACATTTATTTAAGATTATCAAACCCGAGTTAGATAAGATAAATAATATCTATGCTCTTGAAAGTTCTTTGTATAGTAAGGTTCTAGGAATTGCTGGAACTGTAGATTGTATTGCTGAGTATAATGGAGAACTTTCAGTAATTGACTTCAAGACTTCTAAAAAGGAAAAACCTAGGGAGTGGATCGAGCACTACTTCGTTCAGGCAGCAGCATATGCTTGTATGTTTTATGAACTCACTGGAATCGCAGTTAAGAAACTTGTGGTTCTAATGACTTGTGAAGATGGTGAATGCGTTGTTTATGAAGAATATGATAAAGCAAAATACATTAAACTATTGTCAAACTACATTAAGGATTTTATAACCTCTAAACTACAGGAATATGGAAAGTAAATTAGAATCAGCATTGCAATCAAAATTTTTATGCCAAGCAAAGTTCTCAAAAATTATTGAGGAGATTGTAAAGATAAATGATGATATGAACTATATTGATGCTATAGTTCATTATTGTGAAATTAACAATTTAGAAATTGAATCAGTATCTAAATTGATTAGCAAACCTTTGAAAGAAAAATTGAAGTGTGATGCTATTAATTTGAACTTTCTTAAGAGAACTTCCAGAGCAAAACTTTTGATATGACCCCATTTGATGTTTATAGGACTTACCTATCTTTGAAGAATCATTTCAGCAAACCAAATTATGATTATATTAAATATGCAGGTAAAACTAGAGCATCATTAGAAGCATTTAATAAGAGAAAGGATAAGTACTGGTATGAAAAACTTTCTCGTCAAAAAAATGACGAGGAAGTTAAAAATTTTTTTATAGCAAATTTCGTTCAGGTGGATGATCCAGGAAGACTATGGATTGGAGAATTAAGTCGGAATGGTGAAACCACTTATATTGAATGGAGTAAAAGACAGCAAAGTTTAAAGTATATTTTTAAAGAGCAATCAGACGAAATGTTGTCTGAAAATGACTTGAATAAACTTTTAGATATCTCAAAGCAACATCCTCCTATCTTAAAGAAGTATTTGAGTAGTCAGATATCTATAGAGACTTTAGTGATATTTGATAAGATTTTTGAATACTCTAAAAAGTTTGATAAAGTTCTATTGGATCCAGTGTGGGAAACCGTCTCGTTAAAAATTAAAAAGTATTCCCCATTTCTAAATATTGATATAAAGGAATATAAAACTATACTCCGAGTTTTAATTGAGGAAAGTTAGATGTCATTTTTTGATTCCGAAATAGTACAAAAGGAAATTGAGGATATTTCTGATTTGCAGAAGACCTTAACCAGAGATATCTTTAAGTTTCCCTCTATGACAAAGGAGGAAAAGCAAGAACACATGGAAGTTCTTGAACAGTTATTAGAAAAGCAACAATTGCTATATACTAGGTTAAGTCTATCTGATGACCCAAAAGCAATTGAAATGAAGAAGCAAGTAGTTGAATCTTCTAGACTTTTGGGGTTTGGTAATGCTGATATTAATACAATTTTCAACTCAATGAAAATGACAATTAAGAACATTAAGGCTGGTATTGACAGATAGACCAGCACCTGCTAGGATGACCTAGTGGGTATCCATTCAATCCTACAAATCCAATTAATCCGAGGTAATCCGAATGTCCTTTTCAGATCTTAAGAAAAAATCTTCTCTTGGTTCTCTGACTTCTAAACTGATTAGTGAAGTTGAGAAGATGAATACTTCAGGTGGTTCTGATGAACGAATCTGGAAACCAGAAGTCGATAAAGCAGGCAATGGTTTCGCAGTCATCCGTTTCCTTCCTGCTCCAGAGGGTGAAGAACTTCCCTGGGCAAAAGTCTACAGTCACGCATTTCAAGGAACTGGTGGATGGTTCATTGATAACTGCCTGACTACTGTAAATCAATCCTGTCCTGTTTGCGAATCCAATCGTGATCTTTGGAACACTGGAAGCAAAGCAAATCAGGAGATTGTACGTCAACGTAAACGCAAACTCTCCTATTACTCCAACATCTATGTTGTAAGTGATAAGGCACATCCCGAAAACGAAGGTAAGGTGTTCCTCTTCAAGTTTGGTAAGAAGATCTTTGATAAGATTTCTGCAGCAATGCAACCAGAGTTTGATGATGAAACTCCAATTGATCCTTTTGATTTCTGGCAAGGTGCTAACTTCAAAGTGAAGATCACTAAGAAGGATGGGTATTGGAACTATGACAAGTCCGAGTTTGATTCCCCTGGAACTCTTGGTAATTTTGATGATGATGTTCTTGAAAGTATCTGGAAGAAAGCATACTCTCTTGAGGACTTCACTAAAGCAGATTCCTTCAAGTCCTACGAACAACTTGATGCTCGTCTCAAGTCTGTCCTAGGTCAGAAGACTGCTCCTAAGAAAGATGAATCTTTCGATGATGAGGACAATGATCGTGGTCCAGAACTGACTGAAGATCTTCGTTCCGAACTTAATTCACTCTCTCGTTCTTCTTCAAGTGTTGATGAAGATGAAGATGATGCTCTAAGTTACTTCCAAAAACTTGCCGAGGAATGATTATCTGAGGGAGATGATTCTTAAATCATC